AGCCAACTAAATTCTTCATATGTATCTTGCTTTACTTCATCAAAGCCAAAATCCCATTTTTCTCTTTTATCATCAAGTACAACTTCGTAACCTAATTCAGTTACTACAGGAATAAGTTGGTCTAATAGATTCAAATAACTTCTGCCACCAACATCACAAAATCTCACATAGCCGTCCCAACGACCTAATTTGTATGCCGGCATGTGATATGCATATGGCAAGAAGTATTTGCAAGTATCAGATAGTTTTCTGCGTGTGGCTACATCTAAGTCATGAAACTTAATGTTTACTTCGTCTCTTATTTCTAATCTTGTTTGTCTAGCCATAAAGTTTATTATACATTATATATGTGTTTTGTCAATCTCTATTAAAAAATCATTTACATATTTTTCATGTATTGACTCATTTAAAAATATAGATTGATTGTGTATTAATTTGTCTTTAATTAAATTGTAATCTATTCCATTTTCTATTTTGTCTTTTGCTTGTTCGCATACCATTTGCCATCTTTTTAATTCACTTGGTTCGTTATCAAAACTGTAATCCCAAATTTCATCGTATAACTCAAAACCAAAGTACTTTTTTAAATTTTTATGAAAGTGTTGTGTTGCAATGCATATAAAAGGGTGAGCATTAAAAATAGGTTTGAATACTTTTTCTGTAGGAAAGAAGCAATTATGATTTTTAAAAAATGCTTGGCTTGTTCTATTGGCTTCATTGTGTCCAGCACTTTCTGTAACTAAATTAAAGAACGTATCTTTAAACCAATCATTGTCAAATGTGTTATCCCAAGTTACACCGTCATTTTTTACATTAACATCTGTAGACAGCACAATTTTTGGATATTCTGCCTCCCATGGTAATTCAGTACCTCTATTATGAAATGAAAATACAGCATCTTTTATTAAGTTATTATCTCTAAAGTAATCGTATACAAATCGTCTGCTTGGCCTACTTACGCCGTTTAGGCATAAACAAGATTTTTTATTTGCATTTAAATGATCATCTATACTTAAAGGACTGAATGTAGAATCTTTGCTCAGGATATCTTTACCAGACCAAAACACATAAGATTGCACTAGAAAGTAAGGAAATAATATTGCATTATCTAAATCTCCATAAAACTCTAAATCTAAATTGGAAACTAGCAATGTTTTCTCTGTGTTAATATTTACATTATGAAATTTCATAACATTTGCTTCATATAAAGCATCAATCAATACAGGAATCTTGTGTTCTTCTATATAGTCGACATATTCATTTTCATTTAAAGAATTTTCCTTGAATGCATCTATTAATACTTTATAACCATTGTTTATTAATTCTTTAAAATGTTCTATATTTATAGGTGTAACAATATTAATATCACTGTTAATATTTTGTAACCTACTTAATCTGGTTCCATTTAAATTAATAAAGTTATACATTTTTATAAAATACTTTTACAAATTTCTATGCTTCTTCTGTTGTAACCGGATTGCGAAACTGTACCAAATCCTAAAGAATATCCTGTATTATCTTGCCTGTGAAATGGCAAGTAATAATGTAACTTTTCAGTAGTTGCTACAGGACCAAAAGCAATGATATCAACTCCATTATCAAATAAGTCTTTGCCACGTAAAAAATCTTCATACGATGCAATCTTAATTACAAAAATACTATGACTTTTAACTATGTCGCATACTTCCTTAACATTCTCTGTATCGTCTGGTAATATAATACACGATATAAATTCTGCTGATTCCTCGCAATGTGTTTTAAGAGTTTCAATATCAATCTTATTATCTTTAAATCCTACAGCAAGTCCTGTGGAATTAGTATTTGATAATGCATTTATTGTATTCATATCTGCATTATTAACAGTTATTACACAGTCTCTATGTGCTAACATATTATGTCTAAAGTATTCTCTTACAGTCATTATTGATGTAAATATGTCATTGCAATTATAGTAGACTGAAATGTTATATCAAAAAATCCTGTTAATGAAAGTATATTTTTTCTTATATTGGATACATCAATGACCTTTTCTAGGTTATCATAAAAATATGAAAACGATGCATTTACTTCTGATTCTAGTACTAATCTGCTTGGCGATTGATGTAATGTTGCAAAGACATTTTTGCCTTTTGCATTAGGTATTACTTTGATTTGGTGCCATTTAAGATATGATTTTAGTACATCTTCAAGAGTAGGCTCAACAGATTCGTCGAGTGATAGTACAAATTTTTCTTTGTCTTTGAGTTCGTGTATTGATTCAAGTAAGTCATCTAATATATCTAAATTGATATATCTTCCATACCTGCTGTCCTCAATTTCACTATGTGTCCTATCTGCCATTGCTTGGTGTCTAATCCTTTCATTATACCGAGATACTTGTTTCTCAACAAACCAAATTGATTCGCCAACGATGTTAGTGTAACTACTTCATCATCGCCGTCAACATATTTGTCTGCATCTCTAGAGGTTAATTGTCTGTTGTAACTTTCTAAAAAGTTTCTAAATACTTTACTGCGTGTTTTACGCAATTGAATGTTTATGTGTTCTAGTATTGCTTCTATTTCTTGTAATTGATTAAACCTGTGTTCAGTAATGCCAGGTAATGCGGCACTATTGCGTTCCACATTACCTCTTATATAACATTCTTTTTTTGCTTCATCTAATTCTGCTTCAAAGTAGTCTATTGCATCTACAATGTTACTTAAATTATCTGAAACTTTGTTATACCATCCTGCCATTACTAATCCCAGTCTTCCTCTTCTTCGTCATCGTCTTGATAATCAATTTCAAAATATTCTTCTATGGCTTGGCGTAAATGTTTATCACATTCATTAATACCCACCTCATCATAGTCGACCATTCCGTGTTCATCAAAAACTCTAACTAAGTTTGCACAAACCTCGTCACGTTCTTTAACGTTTACAGAAGGTTTGACACATTCCCAAGTTTCAATTATTAATGCTAGATCTACAGTCATTCAACATTCTCCTCGTATACTGAAGGGTCGTCAATTTCATTCTCGTCAATATCGTCATCGATATCTTCTGGTATTACTTTAGGATTTTGACCCCATTCGTCTATAATTACCTGAAGTTTTTCACCACTCCAGCCTTTTCTGAACTCTTTAATTTCTTCACCTGTAACTGGAGATACATAAGATAATTTATTACCAACTTTATCTACAATGCCTTTTGCTTCTAGCATTTCTAACATACCACTGTACGGGTCCATTCCAGTTTCATATGGAATTTTTATTTGTACACCTTCAAACGGTTTGCTGTATCTGGATTTCATTACTTTGCATGCCGCTCTAATACCTTGTACTGTAGAAACTTTATTACCGTCTATATCTTCTTTTAATTTTAGTTTCTTAATAGCAACTACTATGCTACTTGCGTATACAAAGCCTTGCCCACCACTTATTTTATCATCTGGATCAAACATATCTTGCGATGCGTATGTGTGGTTAGTACAAACTAATCCAATTGGGTATGGTGCTAGTTGGTTAACGGTGTTTCTAACTAAGGCTGTTAATGCCTTTGGTTTTCTACCCATATCACCTTTCATGTCACCTTTTTCAAACTGTGCTACATCTGTAGGGGTTAGCAACATACCCAAACTGTCAACAACAAATAATAATTTAGGCATTTCTTCATACTCTAAATCACCGTAGTTGCTTTTATAGTCTTTCATAAACTCTGATATAGCCTTTGCTACATCGTCAATCATCGATACACTAATTTTTAATAGTTTAGACGGGTCTGTGTCAACATTTAGTGCTTTTAGCCAATCTTCGTCTAGTGCATTTTCTGAGTCAAACAATACAACTTGACACCCTTGGTCTTGTGCATTTCTGACTAAATTTCCTGAACAAATAAAACTTTTACCTGAACCGGACTCTCCTGCGAACACACTAACTTTACCTAGTGGTACGCCTTTGTTAAAATCACCACTGATCAAATAGTTGAGTGTGTGGTTACCTGTGCTGATCCAATCTACTGGATCGTGAAAACCAGCACTAATACCACTAATACTTTTAGTGATGCCGGTTCTAAATTTACTTAAATCAAATGGTTTTTGCATTTTATACTCCGTATATATTCCTTTCTTTTAATTCTTCGACTAGTTTCTGTGCCCATCTCTCATGGCCTGCTTCATTGGCATGGCCTCCGTTAATTTTAACTTCTGAAAATTGTCCGCCCATAATCCAGTCCCAATAACTTGTTTCCATATAATTGTTTTTATCTATTGCCTTATATAATGATTTATCAACTGGATGATCACCTGACCAAAATTTTACGTCTTCGCCTTCTAGCGGTGCTTCATCCTTTGTGTTTGTCATTACATCAAACATTAGATATGGAATGTTATTATTTTTGCATATATTTTCACATATATACATTGTCCTATATTTTTGTGCTAATAAGTCTTCTGCTAAACAGATAGGCAAAAACTGTTTATAAGTTTCATATCTTTCTGTACCTTCTGTCATTTCTGGTGCTCTCCAACTGTTCACTAAATTATAATGATACGAACCGTCATCATCAAAACCGTCAGCATATTCATATCTGCCTAAACATGTCCAACCTAGTATAACTAAGTCTGGTTTGGGATTGTCTGCTAAGTATTCGACTAATAGTCTTTCAGTTCGCATTACACTAGCACCAGGTTGCCCTAGATTAACACATTCATCTATTTCTAAAAGTTGTCTTAATTTTTCTGGGTAAGCCTTGTATATTGATTCAGGGCGATTATCGCCTTCGCCATATATCTCTGAACCAAATGTGTGGCTATCGCCTATTGCTAATAATGTACTCATTTTTATTCCTTAAAAATGTAGCCATACTAGTTCTTTGAAAAAACAGGACCAAGTATTCAAATTCCTATGTATGGCTACCCACCATCAATCGATTAAGATTGACGATTCCTAATCATCTGCAGGATGTCGTCCGCAGATGCTTTACCAGTTTCATTAGAAGTGTTTTCGGCAGAAGCACTTGCTGTTTCTGTTACTGGTTGCGCCACTGGTGCCGTTTCAACTGCTGGAGCAGGTGTTTCCACTGCTGGTGCTGTTGGTTGTGCTACCGGTGTTGCTGTTGCCTGAGCCGGTGCTGAAGGTGTTTGTACCTTAGCAGGTGCGGCCTGGCCGTTAGGTCTAAAAAAGTTACCGTACTTGTCGTTATCATAAAGTTCGCCATTTACAGAATCTTGGAACATGTTGTATATAACATCTACTTCCTCTGCTGTTGGCTTCTTAGGTAAGAAATCTTTAAGATCAAACAATCCGTTTGTATCAACTGCGGCAAGTTCATTCTCATCTAATGATCTTTCTTTTCTTGCCCATTTGCTTGTTGAGTAGTCAGCATACTGACCTTTCATTGTTTTACTTAATCTAAAGTCTGTACCGTTAACGTAATCTGTTGGAATGTTTTCCATATCAGGGTCCATTAATGCGCCTTTGATAATGTTGAATATTTGAGGTCCAATAATGAATCTTCTGATAGGATTCTCTGGAGTTGTGTCCTCTTGTAGTGGACTATCTACTACATATCCTTGGAATATATAACTTCTTTTTTTCCAGTACTTACGACCCATATCTTCTAGTGAAGCATCTTTGAACCAAGGTCTGATCTCGTTGTGGACCGGACATTGTTCTCCCCACATTTCCATACAGGGTACCTGTACAGTTGTAGGTTTCATATCACCACCCTTTATGCCTGGGAACTGCAAACGAATCATTTGTCGTTCTGTCCAAAAGAATGTGTTGTTGGGATCTCCGTCTGGTAAGAATCTCATTGTAGCACTAGTGCCCTCTGAGATGTTCCAAAATGGATAGATAGCATTATCGCCACCTGTTTGTGAACCGCCTGGTTTAGTATCCATTGCGGCTAGTTTTGCTCTAATTTCAGCCAATGTTGCCATGTTTTTCTCCTTGTTTGCCATGTCGTGTAAAATATAAATCTTACACTTGTTTGCCTATTATAATGCCTTTTGAGGTTAAAGTCAACCTCTTTTTGCCTTGTTATGTAATTTAATTTAAAATTTCTTTTATATTAACTTTACGAAAATTATTTATTAATTTTAGCAGATATCGTTAAGTTTTCTGGTAAAATCAACAAATTCTACTAGGTCTTCGCCTAGATTAGTATCTACTTTCTCATTTACTTTGCCAATTAATTTCTTAATCATGCTTACAGTAAACTCGTCTAATTTCTGATCTCTAAGGATCTTACTTGTAGTACTGTTTACAAATTCCTTTAGTATTTTATCATCAATGCTTTCACTAATTGTATTTAATTTGTGTGCTATTTCTGATTTTTTATTAGGGAATTCTACTGCATCTTCGTTAATTGCTGGTACACTAAATCTACTATTTTCTATAGAATTTTCAATGTAATCAGATACTGAACGTTGGATGCTTATTAGTTTGTTGATTCTAGGAAATGCAGATTGTACTGCATTATCTACATGTTTCTCAACAAACAAATCCGATAAATCGTTCTCATTTTCACTTAGTGTTAATGTATTCATTGCGTCAATTGTTTCAACTGCTTTTGCATATGACTTAGCACCACTAAGTTTTTTTAAGTTTTGTCTCATAGTTGAAATAGACTCTTTGGCTACTTCAACATATTCTAAATTGGTTTCGTTGACTAATCCTTTTCTGTCAACATATCTAACAAATTGTGTTAGATCAGTTAAGTTTTCTACCATTTCGTTGATTGAATGTCCAACTTGGTCAAATGGATTACCACCGTTATGAACGTGCCTAGCCATTGCTCTTGCACCTGCTAAACTTTTGTGTGGTAATAGAAATCTTTCGTCTGCTCTTTGTATAAAGATTTTTGATATGCCTCTGCTACGCGAACCTCTAACTTCTTCGTTGACTGGTTTTGCGTGTCTTACAACAATTTTAACTGCATCTAAAGGTTGGTAACTAGTTTTTGTGCTACCGTACATTCTACCTAAACTTGCTTCTGTTACTTCTTTTTTCACTTTATACTCATCATGTTTTGGTGTAATATTCTTTCCATAAATTTTGTACTTAAAACTGTACAAGCCATCATGTGCAATATCTTTTACACCGCTATGTAGTTTATTTATAACATCTTCAGGAACAATCTTCGATCTACTTAATTTTACTTCCTTTTCTTCAGGATCTATAGTAACCATAATGTTTGGGTCACTGCTGTAAAATCTTTCAGCATCAACAACTTCCATTGTGTCATTGCCGGAACCGTCTTTCAATGCAATCTTAAGACCGTTACCTTTCAAAAGGTCGAATAATTTTTGATTTATTTCCGCTTTGTTATTCATACTTATATTTATCAAAAATTAATTATAATACCCCTATAGGTAGTGGTCCGTTAAAATCGTCATCGTCATTAACACTAGTTTCTATTTCGTCGTATATGGCATCTTCATATTGTGCTATGTAAGTTATCATTCTAACAGTAACTAATGTAGCCATTACTAAATCATCTGATCCACCGGGTTTTGCCGCAAAAGTTGTACCACGTGCTACAAATTCTTTTAATTCTCTAATTATATTTTTACTTTGTAATGTTAATTTATTACTTTCAATAAGGCGTTTCATTGCTAAAGCACCTTCCATTTTATTTTTATGATGTGTGTGATATCCTTTTCTACCTTTCTTACCTTGTACTTTATTTGGTTCATGTAAGAATGTACCTGGGAAACTTTCCTCTCCTGTATCACGTATTACCACTAAAGCCGCTTCGCCAATAGCATTGTTCTCTACAGTCCAATATATTTCTGTTGCACCGTAACTTTGTAATTCTTTTGCTACTTCTCTTAGTAGTTTAACTTGTCCTTCAATTGGTGTTTTATTATGTTGCCATTCGCAAACTTGGTTCATACTAGGTAAATCATAGCACACAATAGCCGCATTATCGCCGCCTGTTCCTGTACTAGGATCAAGTGTAATTGTATAAATTTTATTTGGATCAATATTCTCGTACCAACGTATTTGCCCACTACGTCTGATTGGTTCTATGCCTTTCATGTCTACTAATTTTAATGAGTCTATAAGTGTTTCGTCGTATATAATAAATTCGCATTCGTGTTCACGTCTGAATCTTTCTTCTCCAATTCTACTGCGTTCTGCTCTTGCCCATAACTCATCTCTGTCTGGATGTTCTTGCCAATTAACACGAAATGCTTTGAATCCGTTTGTACCAACATCTGTTTCTTCACCGTACTCATCTGTCTGTTGTATTGCTTGATGCCAAATATTAGCAAATGTATCGTCATCACTGTTTGGTGTGCTTGTTACAATACACTTACCGCCTGTGCTTAATGTAGGAGATAGTGCTGTCCAAAACTCAGCCGCAATACGCGGAGGTACAAAAGCAAACTCATCTAAGTACACTAACGATAGTGACATACCCCTACCAGTATTTTCAGTTGTTGTAGCACTAACAATCCTGCTACCATTGTCAAAACTTAAACTACCTTTGTTGTATTCTGTTACACCTGCTCGTATATGATCAGGCACACTTTCGTATGCGTATCTAATACGTTGCATAATCTCTTGAGCACCGGTATGTTTGTGTGCCGCTACAAGTATTGTACTGTCTGCTACAAACATTGCATACCAAAGTAAGTATGCGGCCGCACATGTTGTTTTACCTGTCTGTCTAGGTAACATGTTAATACTGTATCTGTATTGCGAATACACATCAATTAATCTTTCTTGAAATTCAAAAGGTGCAAAGTCTATGCCACCTTTTGTAGGATGCTGAATTTTTACAAAATGTTCCATAAAATATGCTGGACCATCTAATTGATCCATACAATTTTGTAGTTCAACAATTTGTTGTTCTGAGAAGTTTTGCTTTGCAAATGCTCGTTTGGTTAAACTGTAATCCTGTGTTCCTTTAGGCATACAGTTATTTATGTGGGTTTTGGGTTAAGAAAAGTGTTTAAAGGCTTTTGTAACGATTCATTAGTGCGTGAAGAATTTGTTTTTTGTCACCGCCAACTGGGTCATAACCCATTGCTTTTGGTTTGATACTTACAACTTTCATTTTTGGATTTTCTTCGTCACCGCATTCATCTTCGCACTCGTCATCATCACAGCACTCATCATCAGCATATTCGCCTTGCTTTGGCTCTTCGTGATCATGTGCTTCTGGTTCTTCAGGCCCTTTACTGCCTTCTAGTCCGTGTGCGTCTATTCCTGCTAGTTTAAGTATTTGATGTAGTTCGTCCATGCTGTCAGCATTAGCACTAACTGTAACAGTTGCATCGCCTTGCTTTTTAGTTCTGTTGTATGTAACAGTTTCTTTGTCGTCTTGGTCGTCTGCACCTTGCATTCCATAAGGTGATGAAGTATAAAATGACTCCATCAGCGACATATATTTTCTGATTTCTTCTGACATTATTGTACCACTGGTCCTTGATTAATTGGGTATTCGTTACCTTGTACACTTGGATCGTGTGCTAAGCCTACTGCGTCTGCTAAAGGTTTTAGGTCGTCTCCCATCATCATGCTTTTGCTTGGATAGTTACGGAAATAGTCTGCACCTTTTTCGTCTTTAATACTTTGTAATTCTTTTAAAAACTTCTCGTTAAACTCTTCACCGTACATGCCTAACTCTGCAAAATCTAAATCTTTGTTTTCAATTTCGTAATGTGCTTGTTCTTCATTAGTAAGTTCTGCTTCTTCCATATCAGCATATCTGTCTTTATCATTTTCAATTCTGTTTTTAGTAACTTCATCTTCTAATGTTCTTGGACTGCTTACTGGTTGAATAACAACATGCTCTGACATCATTTGCATATTTACTGCTACCCACACTTCTAATAATCTCTCATTAATTGGATATTGTAATACAACGTCTACACTAGTTACTTCTGTTGGTCCTTTAAGTTTTTTATTTTTAAAATCTAAAGGTTCTTCTTGAATAGGAGTTCTTTTAGCACTACTAACACTTTGTACACCGTATTTGCCTAGAATATTTTCTAACTGCTTAATGCCTTCGTTGGATATATCTCCAGCAAATTTGATTCTATAGTTAAAAGTTTTTTCAAAACTTTCGTTTATAAATTGTTTAAAAGGTGTCTTCATACTATCTCCTATGTAGTTATTTATCTTTTTTGTTTAAAATTTGGAGGATGTGATTTCTGTCCATTACACTACCTTCACTTGTAGCCTCAGATCCTTCGTTTTGATCTAGCCTCATTTTACGAATTTGCAAGTCAATCATCTTTAATTTCTTATCAACTTTAGCATTTTTACTATCCATTGCTATTTGTAACATCTTACTTGCTGTCTCAAATACTCTACCTGCATGAGCATCTTGGACATTCATACCTAAGTTCATAAGTTCATCATAACTATCCAATGCCTTAGTGGCAATATCTTCCATTTCGTTATCATGTGCTGTTAAATCTTTAACTTTAGGTAGTGCTGAATCTATTTTTTCAGCATTAGTAAGTGCCTCTTTGACCTCTACTTCGGTAATTTCTTTTGATTTTTCTACTTTGTTTGGAACAGGCATTACTTCGTCAATAGGCGGTAAATTAAATTCTTCTTCCAGTTTCCTTGTCATAACACTATTTAGTTCTTTCTCTTCTTGGTGTTCATGTATATGTGATTCTCATTTAACACTCTGAACCTAACACCCTTGCGTTGGCACCACTCATTTGCGGCAGTCCATTTAGCCATATTAATAGCAACCTGTATTTTTTCTGCATTACTTCTTGCACTTTCCATTGTTGTTTGACTGCCAGGTTTTATCTCAATAACTTCCATGTGATTCTTACCATCTTTGTCTGTGTAAATTACTGTGAAGTCAGGAACGTATACGGTGTGTTTACCAGACACAGGATGCCTATAAGGTATTTTAATATTTTCACTTGCCCATTGTGTAACATTTGGATGATTGTCGCACATATTCATAAATGCTAATTCCCAACTACTTCTATAGAAAGGACTTTTAGCACCTACATATTTAGAGGGATTAGTTGGTTCAAATGTGCCTTTGGCATATTTTGGCATGTTACGCCCCTATTAGTAAGCGAACGTATTTGTCTGTTGATTTAGATACAGGATTTTGAAATCTTACTGCATTTGGCAAAGTTTCATTTATGTGATTAAGTAGTATATCTGTAATTATAATATCACCACTTTCGTCTTTTTTATACAAGCCTAACACATCTACTTCCTGCACATCTGCAATATTTTGTAATGTTATTGTATAAAAATTTGCAAGTTTATCTGTTAATCCTGCACCTTTGAAATCTGAAAATACTTCATCTATTTTGTATCCGTTTAAACTTCTACTTGGTGTGTTCGCTGTTGTGTTAAGATGTTCTAGTTGAAGTGTAGCAGGATTGATGTTAAGTTCTTCGCCTGTTTTTGAAATTATTTTATAATGATTATTTGACCTATTTGTATTAAAATCCACGCCAAAGTTTTTGTATATTGTGCTCATTAGTTTATGTTAAACTTGTTAAGGTTTTTGTTGTTCTTTTTAAGGAGGTCGCCTGTAAGTTCATTTGCTTTTTTCCTAACAGCATTTCTAACTAAATTGCCAAAGAATCCAATGCCCTGATCATCACTATCTAAACCTTTTATTTTAGCAATTCTACCATCATAATCTGCTCTACGTCTGTTTGCAGAGCCTTCTAAATCAATACGTTTGTTACCTGCACGTTGGGTTAATCCAAATAGGTTTTTAACTAATCCACGTACCTTGTCACCTGTTGGATTAAATGGTGTTGCTTTTGTGGCATCCTCGATAGCGGCTTGTAGGAATGTTTCATCTTCATCAAACTCAAAGTTTATAACAGGACAATACATAAGTTTTTCATATTCAACATTAAATGTTATTTCCTGTGAAGTGCCTGCACCAGCATAATCTAGTGGTGTAAATGTGACATCAGTTAAAATAGGATTTACTGCTGTTGTTCTTGTTACAGTCTGTCCGTGCAATTGATAAACATGTATATTGTTAATAAATTGCGAGTATGCTTTATTTTGTATATCTATACCATCAAGTTGACTTCTATTCATACCTTCAGGTAGCATTGATTGGTTGTTGTGCAATGTGCTGTTAAAACCTGATACATCAGTTGTGCCTTCTTTTTGACTGTGTCTGCCATCAGTAAAATGATGATTGTAATACACTTGCCAAAATCTAAACCATGTACTTGATACGTCATCATGTACTGTAAATGAAAAAGGTTTGAATTCTTTTGAAACAATTACTGGTGTATTTTTATTATATTTTGGACGTTTTTCAACTGCTACAGACATGCTTGGCATATCTATTGTTTTCATCATTTGAGCATAGTCAAATGGTCCACTGCTTGGTAATAGTACACCTAAGATATTTGGATTAATATCAAAGTGTACAATATATTGAAATGGTAAACGGGGTGGGTTGCCGGAACTGAAACTGCCAAGTTTAGAACTTGCGTGTCTAGGTCCGGCTAAATAAATCCCGTTCTTTATTTGTCCGCCGATTAACTCCTTCCAGAATTTTGCCATTGGTTAAACCCTATAGGCCTAAATTATACTCCAGTGCCAGGGGAAGCCGGTAATGGTGATACTAATGGGAATGGATCACCTGCGGCTACTTTACCACCGAGTGTGTTAGGTCCTGCCACATGTACCGCGTTGTCGTATCTGACGTTTAAGTCTAGTTGTACAATTTCGCTGGCATCATAGGCATGGTCGCTATAGTTAACCTGTTGTAGCATACATCCTTCTAGTTCCCATTGCTCTGTTGGCTCAGCATTTGTACCATCTAAGACCTGAATAAGCATATCGAACTTGTAGTCTCCACCACTAACTGCGGTAGTTTGTTCGAAATGGTTAAATTGTCTTTGGATTTGCTGACCGACTAAAGCGGAAACTTGGTTAGTAATATCATCCCTTAAACTGAGATTAATCGCTTCC